GACTTAAAGGCTACGTTCCAACAATTCATTGAGCAAAAGAACGTTCCTAATCTAATTCTTACTGGCGGTCCTGGTATAGGTAAAACTACTATTGCCAAGGCTATGCTCGAAGAACTTGGATGCAATTATATTGTTATTAATGGTTCGATGAGTGGTGGTATTGATACTCTGCGAAATGAAATCAAAAACTTTGCCTCAACTATATCATTCTCTGGTGGTCGAAAATATGTTATTCTTGACGAAGCTGATTATCTTAATCCGCAATCTACTCAACCCGCATTACGGAACTTCATGGAAGAGTTTTCTGCTAATTGTGGTTTTATCCTTACTTGCAACTTTCTTAATCGTATCATCGCCCCTCTCCACAGTCGATGCTCCGTTGTACAATTTAAGATAAACGCATCAGACAAACCAAAACTTGCTGGTCGTTTTATGAAGCGTGTGACTGGCATTCTACAAAAAGAAAACGTAGAGTTTGAAGAGAAGGTTGTTGCTGAACTTATTATGAAACACTTTCCAGATTGGCGCCGTGTTATTAATGAACTGCAACGCTATTCTGCTACAGGTAAGATTGATACTGGAATTCTTGCAAATATCACAAGTGACAATTTCAAATCATTAGTCGATAGATTGAAAGCAAAAGACTTCACAGGTATGCGTAAGTGGGTTGCAGATAATCTAGACAATGAACCATCGGTTATATTCAAACGAATGTTTGATAACAGCAATGAATGCTTGAAGCCAGATTCTGTACCACGTATGGTTCTATTGCTTGCTGACTATCAATACAAGTCTGCATTTGTGGTAGATCAAGAAATTAACTTTGTCGCTTTCTTAACTGAAGTGATGGTTGACTGTGAGTTTAAATGATGAAAACAGTATTAACAAGAGAACAGAAGATTGAAATTCTCGGCAAGATTGGTGAGAAATATGTAGGTAACTATCTTGCTAAAAATCGAAAAGTTGAATTCTCACTAGACAACTTTGATTCTGAAAAAGATTTATTGGCTGATGACAAGACTGTTGAAGTCAAAGTCGGCACACCATTTATTACCGAAGGTGCAGTTACATTTCATAAAAAACAATTGGCAAAATGTAGAAGTGTCGATGAATTTTATTATGTTACTATTCCTGCACCCAAGCATCATTACAGATGGTGTGGTTGGTTATTTCGCATTGAAAACAATTTCAGATGTAAAGTCAGAAACATCACACGATCAAATGGATGGATCGATGAAATGGTATTGGTGCCTATTGAACAAGACGCAGTAATTCCAATGTTTAAAGTAGAAGATTCTGTCATTAATGAAATGATGAAGTACACTACATCAAAGTACTAATATGAAGAAACCAAATGAAAGAGCGTTTGAATATCTAAACGCAATCAACCAATCAAAAGAGAACTTGATGGTTGGCACCGACAATGATGAACTTGCCGAAAAAGATTACAATGTGTACCTCGTTAATAGAGGACTATCTTACTTCTCAGACACCATACTCTATGCGAATGAGATGAATCTCCGCCATTTACTTGACAACAAACCTCAATTTTTGTATTTACTAAATACCATTAGACCACGAAAACGCTTCAGCAAGTGGTTTAAGAATGAAATAGTTGAGGACATTAATGTGATTTCAGAATATTTTGGCTATAGTTATGCTAAAGCTAAACAAGTGCAGAATCTCATAACCTCCGACCAGCTTAAAATCATGCGACAAAAAATAGAAAAAGGTGGCTTGAAGTCTAAGGAGAAAAAGAATGGCGGTGAACATTGAAGACTTACTTGAAGTAAGATTAAAACAGGAAGACGATTTTCTTAAAGTGAAAGAAACATTGACAAGAATAGGTGTAGCATCTAGAAAAGATAAAACCCTATACCAATCATGTCATATTCTACACAAAAAAGGTAAATATTATATTGTACATTTCAAAGAATTATTTGCATTAGATGGCAAACCAACTGACTTTGAAGAGAATGATTTAGCAAGACGTAACACCATTGCAAAGCTATTGGCTGAGTGGGGTTTGATTGAAATTGTACCTGCCGCATCGAACGTTGAACAACCGATTGCACCATTGTCTCAAATCAAAATCATATCATACAAAGAAAAAAATGAATGGCTCTTAACTGCCAAATATAATATAGGAAATAAAAAGAGAGAAGAAAATTAAATGGAAGAATTAGTACAATCACTAGATCAACATTGAAATAATTTTTGATAATTTACTATGAAACATTTTGAAATTTTTCCAATATTTTCTTTTCCAGTATATACATCCAATGTAAACCGTATATACAATGAAGAATTAGATTATATAAAAAACTTAGATTTTGATTCCAGTCCAGATGGACAAAATTGGTCAAAAAATAAATGTATATTGGATGAATTTATTTTGAGCCGACTAAAAAAAATGATAGATGAACATGTAGAAAATTTTACAAAAAATGTTTTACATGTTTCGAATAAAATTGAATTTTATTTAACCAATTCTTGGGTTGTAAAAAATAATCCTGGTGCTTCTGGGAATGACCATCTACACAATAATTCTATTATTAGTGGAGTTCTCTATCTAGATGTTTGCGAAAATTCTGGAAATTTAATATTCAATAGATATGGATTTGTATCACCTATATTTCCAACATCGGTAGATTTAGATTTTGATGAATACAATATGCTCAACACTAAAGATTTTGTAGTATCTCCAAAAAATGGAGATGTTGTATTATTTCCATCTCAGATGATTCACCGTTCATTGCCAAATGCATCGAAAAATGAAAGATATTGTTTATCATTTAATTATTTTGTTCGAGGTGAGATCGGTAAGCAACATAAATTGAAATTGTTCTAAGTCATCCAAACGCACTTGACAAACGTTATATATTATGAGATAATGTTATCTTGAAATAAATTAGGAGATTTTATGAAATCCATGACAGTATTGACAGCAGTAGCATTGACTACTCTCTCCCTAGTTGCCGTTGCGGCAGACAAACCAGCAGAAAAGAAACCTGCTGATAAGCCTGCAACAACAGCACCAGCACCTGCACCTAAAGCAGACTCTAAAGAGAAACCACGTCCTAAAGTGATTACTCCAAAAGAGAAAGCCGAACGAGCAGAGGCTAAAAAAGCAGAAGCTAATAAAGCGGAAGCTAAACCAGAAGCTAAGAAATAATTCTTAGTAATTTTTTATCATTAATTGATGAGGTATTTAAAATGGCATTTGTAAATTCTAGCAAAACACAGACAGAACTCTTGGTATCGTACTTGCGTGGTACTGGTCGTGGAATCTCTGCACCACAAGCACGGTCTTTGTTTGGCGTTAAAAACCTTCGTGCCCGTATGAGCGACTTGCGCCAGTGCGGATATAAAGTTCGTACAGCAATGAACACAGAAGGTAATACAACATATTTTGTTTCACGCAGAATGGTTGGACAGGCTTAATCTGTTATAAATAAACGTATCTCAGGGATGGGAACGTTAATGGCTCTTCTACCTTAGGAGCGTCTAAAGCTGACACTACGATAAGGTGTCCCTGTAGCCAGTAAGCAGGATTAATGATACGCCTTCGGGGTATCGAATTTTTTAAACTCGCTTAATAGGAGAAACTATGTTACAAAACATTAATAGTGCTATCGATGCTTTTCAAAGCACAAAAACGCAATTCGTCAAAACATTCGTCAAGAATGAAGAACTTGCAAAACCCCTCAATACTTTCATTGAAGCGCAAACACTTTACGCAAAAGCCGTTGCAGTAGAAGTCAATAAGTTTTTTACAACTCTTGGCATTTCTGCATATACTTTTGACGCTAAAAAAGCGTTTACAAAAAATAAGTAAGAGGAGATATAATATGGGACACACACCAATTCCCGCTATCTTTGGCGGTGCAGGATTCAAAGACTTTGATAAATTTTTTGTTGGCTTTGATGACCAATTCAATCGTCTAGCAAAAATACATGATGATGTGACTAAGAACATTCCTAACTACCCACCTTACAACATTCGCAAGACTGGTGACAATACTTACGTCATTGAAATTGCGGTTGCTGGTTTTGGTAAGCAAGAAATCGATATTACTTTTGAAGACAACAAACTAATTGTTTCTGGCAATACAAAAGATGATGGAGATAATTTCTTGTTTAGAGGAATTGCTAATCGTGCATTCACTCGCACATTTGCACTTGATGACCAAATTGAAATTCAAAATGCCGCTTTGATTAATGGCATGTTGAAGATTGCTTTGGAACGAATCATTCCAGAACACAAGAAGCCTAAGAAGATTGAAGTTAAAGATACAGTTGATACTGCGCCTAAAACTAAAAAATCATCTCAGCAATATTTAACTGAGGATGAATTATGAAATCAATAAAAAACTTCTTTATTGCTTTACTTGAAGCAATTCAAGACGCAAAGAGACATAAAGCAGAGCGTTTTAAATAAACACATGGGGGCGCAATGCCCCCATTTTATTATAGGATATAAAATGGCAAATTTGAGAATTTTAAAATTGACAACAGGTGAAGAACTTGTCGGTGACATTGTAGAAGAAACTCCAGAAAAATATCGTGTAGAGAACCCATGTGTTCTTGGTATTGCAATGGGACCAAATGGTAAAGCAAGTCTACAGATGCAACCACTTCTAATTTTTTCGCAACAAAAAGTGGTAGAGTTTAATCCTAATCACATAATTTACAACGTAACAGTTGCACAAGAGATAAAAAACAAGTATAATGAGATATACGGATCAGGGATTGTCCTGCCACCATCTCAAGGCATTATTACTTAATGAAATTTTACACACACTTTTCTAGACTTGGTAATCACATTCTTGTTCGTGGTTACAGCAATGGCAAAAGATTCAGCGATAAAGTCGAATACAATCCGACTTTGTATTTGCCTGCTGGAACTAAAGATGCTGAGTATCGAACACTAGATGGTCAATCGCTTGCGGCAGTATCGCAGGGAACAATGCGTGATGCTACTGAGTTTATGAAACGTTATGAAGACGTTGACAACTTCAAAATTTATGGATCAACAAACTTTCCTTATGTGTACATCAATGAAGTCTATCCAGGAAAAATAGATTATGATCCGCAACAAATTAAGATTGCAAATATTGACATTGAGGTTGGTTCTGAAAATGGCTTTCCTGAACCTGAGTCTGCGTCTGAGCCAATTACAGCAATCACATTTAAGATAGCTGGACACTTCTATGTCTTTGGCTGTGGTGACTATGATAACAATCGTGATGATGTAACATATACAAAGTGTCGTGATGAAAATAATCTCATCATGCGGTTTCTCGAATTGTGGGAAGAAACATCACCAGACATTGTGACTGGTTGGAACATTCAATTCTTTGATATTCCATATCTGAACAATCGTATCACAAAACTCATGGGCGATAATACTGCACATCGTCTATCTCCATTTCATAAAATCAATGATCGAACAGTAACAAGTCACAATAAGCCTCAAACTATATTTGAGTTTGTAGGCATTGCGACACTTGACTATCTTGAATTGTACAGAAAGTTTACTTACTCACAGCAAGAAAGTTTTAGTCTTAATCACATTGCATATCTTGAACTTGGTGAAAAGAAACTGGATTACTCAGAAGTTGAAAGTCTACACCAATTGTACAAAACAAACTTTCAAAAGTTTATTGAGTACAACATCCATGACGTTGAACTTGTGGACCGTATTGATGCAAAGATGCAATTGATTGACATGGCGCTGGCGCTGGCATACGATGCTAAAGTTAATTACAACGATGTGTTCACGCAGGTGCGTATGTGGGATACTTTGATTCATAACGATTTGATT